AGTATTAATGAACAGGTTGATTAATATAATTATTCGCCGGGTCAAATACAAAGGAGGCCGATCCGTTGATTCTCTATTGGCCGAAATAAACAGAATGTTCGGAAGTAAGCTGGACAGTAGATATGCCATTCTTTCGTCTATCCACAAGGCTAAGGGTCGGGAGTGGAAGACTGACTACTGGCAAAAGTTAACGAAAATTACGCTTCCCGCGATTGGGAACTGGATCAAGAGAATAATTTATGTTACGTCGCGGTGACCAGAACATTGAGCAGACTCGTGGTAGTTGATGCTCCCATAAAAAGAAAAACCTAGGAAGCAACCAACGGCGTTACGGCTTGTTCAGTCGAATTTCTAACGCATTGAACGGTCATCTTATGTTGGTTAGGTGACAATCTATGATGAATGGCTGTTACTAACCAGTTACCACTTGTCTTTGTATCATCCACATTCAATGATTGCCCGGTGGCGGGATCAACGTCTTGAGTATAATTACCTTGATTTATATTGATCATGTCACCAACTTCTAGCCAACTTCTTCCCCATATGTCGATATCAATCTGATTCATTTCTAGGAAATTGAATGCGGGAATTCGACTCAAGGTGGAATATTTTTCATAATCATCTGGTAGATCATGAGTCAATCGATTCATGTCCGTGACGGCAATGTTCGCATCTGGAGCGATGTTGTATAGTTGTGGATTTGACGGGTCTGCTAGTGACTTTGGATATTCAGGAAGAATTGAGGTGCTACTATCAGAAGTTGCCCCAAAGTTGTAAGTATACGTATCATGATATGACCAGACGGAGGTATTCAATGTCTTCAAGAACATGTCATTATTGAAAGAGGTCTGCCCGTATGCTCTGTTCAAGAATGCTGTCAGATTGTCAACGATCTTTCGGTGTCTTAGATCGATTATTTTGATCATCATTTCTTGTGGGACGCCATTCGATTGTGAGTGATCCCAGTTGAAGTAATCGACAGGATCATCACGGAATAGTTCACCGAATGCTTGAAAGTAGTATGCTTGACTTGATTCATAGAATACGTAGTCTGCCACAGGAAATTGGGTATTACCATCGTCTCTAACTGCCATTTTTTCACACCACTTGATGCACTCGAAGGTGGACCATTGCGGGGATACGAATTTGACCTGGTTCAATTGATCTGTTTCGATTGTTGCTCCGTCTTCGGTTGTACCCTGATTCCAATACGTTGCTCCTGGACCGTTAGTATTTCCTTGAGAAGACGAATTCATAGGAACAGTCTTATCGTAGGCATCCCAGTTTTGTGCGATTGTCAGAATCTGGGCGATGATCTGCCCTGGTGTTCCCTTGAATGCTCCATTGATCGAATTTCTCACGTCTGCATATGCATCATTGGAAATGAAGTGTAGTTTGTACGTTTGCTTATTACCTGTGATCGTTCTGTCAGAGACTTTGAAGACCTTGAACACTTTTTCGACTGTATTGGTTACACCGGGGGTTCTGAAACCTAGAAAAAGAGTTTCCATTCCGATGATGGGCAATCTCGAAATCAAGTTATGTGTGTCTACGATAACCATGTTGCCGTACATCGTCGGGCTCATGATATCTTCATAGAGATTTATTTCTGGAGACAAACCCAGAAGATCGACCGTATACGCAGGATCAATCGGCACTGAACCGAAGTTGGTCAGACTGCAATATAACCAAGTAACGTCACCTCCAGCAGTTAATGTGCCAGCGGATCCCGTCGAATCATAACTGGGGGTCATATAGCGGAACTCATTTTCTTCAAGTACATATTGACAAAGGTTGCCAGATATGATGGTTGCAGGACTCTAATGACTCGCTTCTTTTCGTTAAGAATACTTTCCCATTGAAAGTTTGAGACTGCGGTAACTGGTCCAGAATATGTCGTTGCGGTACTTACATCATTAATTCCATAAGGTGCAACAATATTATTATAATCGTCAATGAGATAAACCAATGCATTTATTGAATCTCCGTATATGTCGGTACAATAATCGACTAATTCATTTTGAGAAAGACACCAATCAGAATATACATCATATATGTTATTGATAATTAGAATAACCCAGAAATAGTGTGGATTTCCATAAAGTTTATTGGAAATGTCTTCGGGTGCCTCACCGTCGAGAATGGTGTATGGACTTGTAACCGAAATGAGGTCTTTGTCCGACATGTTGAGTAGGACACGTGCTGTAATATCTCTGACGCTGAACGGAACTGTGGTGTTGCCGTCAAGCAATGGAAATATGATAGGATTGAGTGTGTCTAGGTACATATCTGATTGATTCTTATGATGTTCTGATATTTATTGGCAATAAATGTGTTGATGTGTAAAATGAACACACTACTTGAATGCATGAAGAATGCGTTGAATATTCTAAATGACCAGAATCAATCTAGTACCTCCATCTGAACTTTACGATCAGCATTTGTTCGCGGAATTTCGTGAAATCAAGATGGTGCCGAAAGCGCTGTCAAGAAGAATAAATGCACATGGATTCCATGGCGTACTTTCTCGAATTCCAAAAGAATTCACCCTAGGCAAGGGCCATGTCATGTTCTTCTATGATAAGGGCAGGTATCTTAAATTTAGATATCAAAGTATTAGGGAGGAGTTAGACCGTCGCGGTATTTGTTTCAACAGAGAGTCCAGATTGGATCCTGACTTGATATTTGAAAATCCGTTGTTCAATAAAGGATATACTCCAACAAATGGAGCACTTGATCTTATTCAAGCAAAGAACAGAGAAAAGATCGCACTCAAACCGGATTGGTACAGAATGGCAAACGGAAGATTCTTATGACAATATTATTTGTGATAATTATTATCTTGTTTATCGTAAGTCTTTATTACGATTTTCTAGATTAAAATCCTCGCGCCACGTCGTTTTTGAGCAATGGCTGGGTTTCTGAGATGGTCAGAGCCAAATCAATTTGTGCAGGTGCACCGCTATTCGCCAAGAACGAATATTGGTTATTAGGTGAATAATCCGTGTCCACACTCAGAATAACGCAGGTTGATATCTTAGGCAGCCATGCATTCTGAGTATAATTATTTCCGTTTTTGGTATACCATTCAACGTCAATATGCCCTGGGAATGTCAAGTACGTGCCTTGTGCGCCAACATCATCATATGATGGAGACGCATGGAAGCGCATCAGACGAATGATAAGATCAATCGAATATAACTCTGTCATATTTCGAGGAACGAGCGTCCAAGAGAACTGGAACTTTCTTCGTTGCATGTTATTGAACGTCATGTCGTTATAGGTATTCTGAACAGACTTTGTTATCGCGTTTCCAAGACCAGTTCCTTTACTTGTCGCATTCAAACCAGCAATTGCGCCCTCTCGGGCTAACGTGCTAGTCATATTGCCAATACCAAGACCACCTTCGGAAGACTGCGTACCAAGCAGACCAATCGCGTTTGGTTCAGAATTCAACTCCGCCCAGTTTGCACCAGTATCGTACTTGATTGAGTTTGGATAGAGCATCCAGATTCCAGATGATGTACGTTCATAATTCTTTACTCCAGACTGCAAATAATCGGAGATGGTCGATCCTTTTTGACCTACCAGTTTATTCATTAACGCACCCATTTGTGCCTGTTGCAACATGTCTTGATACGCCATGTTGCCGGGCGGTACTGGTCCGCTATCTCCACCAAGCATGGACAGATAATTAACGTTCATCGAACCGCTGTTCGACTGCTGGAATACATTCGTCACTTCATCAAAGTAAATCATCATCATATTTGTCAGAGAATCTCCTTGAGGATACTGATATATGCCGTCCAGATCGGGATTTAGGTATGGGATCGTATAGTTCGCGGGATTAATCGAACTATTATACTCAACCGTAGGAGTATTTCCCTTGCCGTCAGCAGTAGGAACAGTAACAGAAGCGTTGCTGGTCCATTTGGGTTGAAGTAGTGCCATTCCGCGAATACCTTGATAAATAGTAAGATGATTGTATGGAGTATTTATGAGTAAGTTTCTACAAGGCAAGTTCAATCCTAAGCATCCTGAAAAGTATGTCGGAGACCCTAAGAATATTCAGATTAGATCGTCATATGAACTCCGAGCAATGATGTGGTTAGATGATAATCCGGCAGTCATAAAATGGGGTAGCGAAGAATTTCATATTCCCTATGTGAAACCAACTGACGGGAAAATTCACCGGTACTTCCCAGACATTGTTTTCCAATATAAAGCAGCAGACGGTTCGATTAGAAAAGTCTTGGTGGAGATAAAGCCGGAGGTTCAGACAAGACCTCCTAAACTTGCGACAACCAAGACGGGTAAAGCGAGTAGACGGTATTTGAATGAAGCAATGACATATGCCACTAACATGGCAAAATGGGAAGCGGCTCAATCGTGGTGCAAGAAGAACGGTTTTGAGTGGATGATTTGGGATGAATACGCACTAGGAATAAAGACGAGAAAATGAGTGACAACCAACTATTTGATAGAATAAAGAAGGATCCTAACTACACCAACAGAAATTCGTGGATGTGGTTTCGTGGCAAGGTGCAGACTCTCTTGGGAGGCGGCAAGATATCGTCTATGCAAATGCTTTCCATGAGTCAAGATCAACTGACTGCGCAAATTCTACCAGGAAAAATGTACGCATTTGTTTATGACCCTAAGTACAAGGAAACGCTGCCATACTACGATAACTTTCCGTTAGTACTTCCGTTTCACATGGACGCGAAACACGTATGGGCGTTGAATCTGCATTATCTACCCTATCAACATCGTCTTATTCTCTTGAATAAATTGATGCAGTTCGCGGTGCATTACAAGGAAGGCACTACGCTAAGACCTAACCCTAACAGAAAGACGAATCAAGAGGGAAGCGTGATCAGACCTAAACCTGCTAGAACAGCCACACCAACGGTAGGACCAGAGAACGTTGCACAATTAAAATTCTCGTGGAATCTAATCAGCAACTACGCAAAGTTCCCTGAGGTACAATCTGCTGTCAAGTGTTATTTGAAAGGTCGCGTAAAGTCCAGATTCATCTTGATTCCTCCTGATGACTGGGCAATCGCAGCCATGATGCCAATGGCTAACTTCAAAAAGCAATCGGAAGCAAACGTCTGGAAAGCAACGATGGATATTATCAAGGGTAGAGAATGAGCAGTTATAACGCATTTCATAATCTGATCAACAAGTTCAATCTTGCACGAGCGAATCAGTATATGGTCTTTATTGAACCTCCCTCTGCACTTGGTGCGACCTCTGATCAACTCGACCTAACAAAACTATTTTGTGAGTCCGCATCGATTCCTCCAAAGAATATGATGACTTCTCCGGTGAGAATCGAACATGCGCATTTTGAAGTTCCATACGGTATTTCTTATGACCCAGTTATCTTGAATTTCTATCTGGACGAAAAGTTCTTGATCAGAGACTTTTTCGTGAGATGGCACGATCTAGTCTATTCTGACGGTGATCATTCTCTAGGATTTTATGATAATTACGTGGGTAACGTCACGATTGCCGCGAAGGATAAATTACAACTGGGAACAATCTCCAGCGGTAATCCTGATTCGGGTTCGAACGTGGAATCATTCAACCAAAACGATAGTAATTATAGATCAATGTTGATCCAAGCATATCCAAAAACTGTTGGATCTGTTCAGTTTTCCGCAACTGGACAAGGAGAAGTCGCAACCATGCAAGTCGAATTCGTTTATCAAGAATTGGTAGAAATGCAATGACTACACTAGAACAACAAGCACCACAGACGCTTCCGGGAATTCCCACTATCGCTGGCATCTATAACACAGAAGATCCAGAATTGACTCCTCTTACCCAGGAGCAGATTCTGAACTTAATACGTAAGCAACAAGCAGACATAAACGACACATTCAACAAAGAAAAGTGAGTATAAACATGAGCATTCCAGTTCCAGTAGTTCCAAAATATGACGTAGTTCTTCCCGTTTCCAAGAAGAAAGTACAGTATCGTCCATTTCTAGTCCGTGAGGAGAAAATTCTTCTCATGGCATCCGGCAACATTCAAGAAATGGAACTTGCTGTCAAGCAGGTCCTTGAGAATTGCACGTTCAACGCAATTGACGTTGGTTCGCTGCCGATGGCAGACGTTGAGCTACTTTTCATTAAGATTCGCGCACGTAGCATTGCCGAAACGATTGATTCTACTGTCGAATGCAACAAGTGTAAAACCAAGATTGGATACACGATTGAACTTGACAAGACCGCCGTTGTCAATAACGTCACCACAAATGACGTAAAGATCGATGATAATATCATCGTGACAATGGGATATCCTACGCTTGATATGTCAATGGGGTCCGTGGGTGAACCGTTGATCGTAACCGCTGAGTTGATCCAGATGATTACCATGGGTGAAAACGTATTCGAAGGTAGAGATTTCACGACCGATCAACGGGTTGAATGGTTGAACAATCTAACAAAACACCAACTTGATAAATTGACAGAATATCTGAATACGCTTCCTAAGTTGGTGTATGATGATCATATCAAGTGCACATGCGGTAATCCCATTCATGTCCATATGGAGGGCATATCCGATTTTTTCGGACTATAGTGGACAGCCACAATGACTTAGAAAACTACATCAAGACGGTATTCAACATGCAGTATTTTCATCGTTGGTCCGTCACAGAAATCGAAAACCTAATTCCTTTTGAGTTGGACGTTTATATCGCATTACTACAGCAGCAAAAAGAAAAAGAGAAGAAGAAATGACACCCCAGCAAAATACCGTTGATGAACTGAATTTTTTAGAAGCACTCAACGAACCAAAGTTTCAGATCACGACTCCTGAGGAGATCGGGCGTCTGTTGGATATCATTTTTGACGATAGACTAAACAAGGAAATTCTTGCTATCGCCTCAATGCTTGTTTCTGCTAAGTTGGATGAATTCAAGGGATTGAAAAGGGGAAATGCTGCGGCCGCTGGCTTCATCAAAGACAAAGTGAAGGAAGCATGGAAGAAATCCGAAGAACGTTCTGGGCTACTAGGTAGATTCGTATTCGTAAAGAAGCATCCGGATCAACGATCAGAGTTTATCAAAAACGTGATTGGTAAGTACGGATTCGACCCATTAGAATTCGCTGAGGACACATTCATTCATGGTGTTATCGATGAAGATTCTGACCCAGAGACTGATGCACAACGTGACGCGGTTCTGACTAGAATTCCGTCTCCTGCTAATGATTCTGATGAAAAAGCAAAAGCGAAGGGTAAGATAGGAAGACGCAAGAGTGGTACTCCACAACCAGGCGACCCAGATTATTGTGCCAAGGATGATCACGTATGTAAGAGAAGAAGATATGCATCCAAGTTTGGTAAGAATGCGTTATCTGGTGTTGGGGGTTCAATTGCGGCTGTTGCATTGGGTCATGGTGGATTGATTGGTGGTGTAGCATCGTCAATTATTGCTCTCAAGAAATTGCGTGATTGGTCAACCACTAAGGATTCATATGATGAAGAAACTACTCCAGAAGCAACCGCTGAGAAGATTCAAGCACCCGCTGAAACTCCTGCAACAACCAATGATCAACCTGCTCCAGAGAAACCGAAGTCACTATGGCAGAAGACTAAAGATTATCTAAAGAGCCAACATGAAGACTACAAGACTGCACTGGCTAAGACCTCAGAGCAGCGGGAGAGACAGATTGAGCAGCAACTAAACACCACGACAAATAGTGCATCAAATCAATCAGTTACGAACAACGACAACTCCAGTAACGACAACTCCAGTTCCTTTTCGAATACGGTTTCGCCTATCGTAACGAACAACAATCTTCAGGTTGCATCTGAGCAAGCAAGGGAAGATCGCGTCGCACCTGCACCCATTGAGAATGCAGAGAAGAAAGTTATTCCAGAAGGAAAGGTTCTTCAGCACGTTTCTGGACACACGAGAAAGAGCGGAACCGAAGTCGATGGTTATGATCGATATGTGAAGCCAAAAAAGGCCGAGACAGAAGAAGAACGTCTGAATGAAATGGAAAACGCGGAACGTATGCATGAAACGCATACCGCAAAAGAAAATGAGCCCAACGCATTTAAAAATATAGTCGCCCCTGATACGGGTTCAGAAATCAGTCGAGAAGAAGCGATTGAAGAAAAATCCGACGAGCAAAAAAAGATGCTTGGTGTATTGACTAAGATCGAGGAAAACACTCGCAAAGACAGCAAGGGATCGTTCGGATCATCCAGTGATAAGTCTTCTGATAAAGAATCAACTGCGTCCAAAGCGGGTTCCTTGGCCAAGGAATTCGGTGAAGACATTCTAGAATATCTTGGCATGAAGAAACTGGTTGGCAAGTTCAAGGGAGCAAAGAAGACATTCGATAAAGTCAAGGGCAGATTCACTAAGCCGAAGATCAATCCTATGGAAGCAGCGAAGATTCCGAAGGGTTTGCCAGCGCGCGCGGTCGGTGGATTAGCTGCTGGCGGTGAAGCTGCCGCCGGCGCAGGAGTACTAGGTTTACTAGGTACCGCAGTTGGATCAGTAGGTGCGGGCACACTTGCTCTTGGAGTAGCGGGCGCTGGGTTGATTGGTTACGGCATTGGGGGATTGATCAACGATAATATGGATAAGGGACCCGGCAGTACGTATGATAAAATAATTAGGTCTCTCGTATCGGAAGATGATGCTAAGAAAGCGACGGCACCGGTATCAAAGAAAGAAATGGAAGCGTATCGAAACTCGCCTGAGGGCAAGGCCAAGATTGCTGCTAGAAATGCTGCAAAGACAAGCCCTGCGACTGATGTAGTAAAACCACAACCTGCTCCAACTGCTAAAACTGATCGCAGTAAAATGACGCATGTTGAGTTAGCGGATGATATTGATAAGAACAACGACGAAACCGATACGGTAACTGTAAATGGTAAAAAGGTCTCCTTGAGTTCGCCAGAAGCCGTTGCTGCTAGAAATAAACTACAAAGTCAACTATCTCAACAGACTACCCCTGCACCTAATGCCTTGGGTAATATCAGATCATCTATGTCCGACGGAACGAAGTATATCTCCAATGTAGGAGGAACTACTGGCAATACCACGATTATCAATCAAGCACCTCCAGCAGCAACCACCGGTTCGAAAGAAACGACCACGACTGATTATCCAAAATCAAGTGATTCGTCATTCATGAGATACCTTGACCGTCGTTCCAACTTTGTACCCAATGGTTCATTCTAGCAGATAAATATCTAATATGGCATATTATCAAGATATAAATCAGAGCATTCTCCGTAATCCCGGGTCGCATGATATCGTCAAAAAATTTGATGTTGAGTCGGTGAAACAGTCCATTAGAAACATTCTGCTAACCGCCCCGGGCGAGAAGTTATTCAATCCGCAATTCGGCGTCAATCTGAATGCCCTCTTGTTTGAATTGATGACGCCGGCGACCAAGATACTCGCTCAGAGACAAATTATTCAAGCGATTCAGTTATGGGAACCTAGAGTGAATGTTGTCTCATGTGTGGTCGATACGACTGAGACTACATTGACCGTTGACCTAGAATTTTACGTTGTTGCTGTACCAATGACTACACCAGCAACGGTTACTATCTCCATGAATAGAGTTCGTTGAAATGACACAAATACAAGTTACCTCGTTAGATTTCCCTACGATCAAGGCGAATCTTATTGCCTTCATGAAGCAGAATCCAACGTTTTCGGATTATGACTTTACAGCATCTGGCCTGAATTTCCTCACAGATGTCCTTGCGTACAACACCTCATATAATGCCGTTCTTGCTAACTTTGTGGCTAACGAATCATTTTTGGACTCTGCTGTAAAACGTTCCTCTGTTATCTCTCATGCTCTAGCCCTTGGATATCATTCTAAGGGACACGTTGGTGCTCGTGCAAAGATCAATATCACCATCAGTACAGTAAACGGCGCTTCCCTAAACAATTTCATCATTCGACGTGGTGCTCAGTTCACTTGTAATATCAATGGGCAGCCATATTCATTTGTTACCGTGAAAGACGAAACGGCTGCATTGATCGACGGCAAGTATAGTTTCTATAACGTCGAAATCGTAGAAGGCACGTATAATACGTTCTCGTGGTATGCAGGTGCGACTGGTTCATTCTATACGATTCCTAATCCAAAGGTTGACACCAGCACGATTATGGTTCAAACGTATGCTACTACTAACTCTGTGCTACCAACGAATTGGCAATTATCGACCACTTTATACGATCTAACTTCCACATCCAAGGCTTTCTTTACCCAAGAGCAAGCGGGTTACACTACCCAGATTTACTTCGGTAACGGTACGATTGGCGCGACACCTGATTCCGGTTCTGTTATCAGAATTGAATATGTAACGTGTAATGGTTCTGCTGGCAACGGCGCGAATACGTTTACACCTGTTGGAAGCATACTGAATAACAGTGACCCTAACGTGTATGCTGTAGGGTATAGTATAAGCACTGTCATTGGTTCCATGGGTGGTGTTGATCCAGAATCTGTTGACTCTATCAAGTATAACGCATCTAAACATTTCACGGTACAAAATCGTGCTGTCACCGCTTATGATTATGCATCGATTATTCGTGAGGGATTCAATAACGTTGGTGCGATCAAGGTCTGGGGCGGAGAAGATAACGTACCTCCACAATATAACTCTGTGATGATCTGCATCAAGCCAAGCACACCTTACCAAAACGTGTTGACAATCGCCGAAAAGAACGAAATCGCGTCCTCACTCAAGGGCACCAGTATCATGAATATTCGACCAGTCTTCGTTGATCCAGAATATGTGAACGTGTTGGTCAATACTAGCGTAACATATAATCCGTCTGCACTACCACAGGGGGCTAATCTAACCTCTTCGATTGTCCAAGCAATTACGAATTATTCGACTACCCAACTTGAACAGTTCAATAATACTCTAGCCTATTCTACCTTGGTTGGTGTTATCAATAATGCATCATCAGCTATCACTAGTAACCTAACGAGTATATCACTGTATAAGACAATCGCGCCTCAATTGGGTAAGAGTATGACATATCAAATCAGTTTCATGAACGGATTATTAAATACCGACGGATACATTTCGTCTAGCTCATTCACTGTTATCGGTGTTCAGAATCTGGTTACGCTTGAGAATCGCGGTTCTGATATGGTTCTAGTCTCCGTGGATTATGTTGGCAAGAAGACTGTAATGAGTACCGTTGGAACGATTGATTACGTCAACGGATTCATTACGTTGAATGCAATCAACATTACATCGTTCACTAACGTCAACGGCGGAATTCAAATCAATGCAACTCCGTTGGTCAATGACGTTCAATCACAACAAAATAACGTAATTAGAATCAACACACAAGACGTAAACGTTTCACTTATCTCCGGAAACTAATTCCCATGACGCTATCCGTAAGACCAAAAGTTTCTACGCTTGTCAAATATCAAGTTCCTGAGGCATTCAGAGACAATAATCCGAACTTTGCCGAGTTCCTAGAACAGTATTATCGGTTTATGGATCAGAATACTGGAGCAGAGAGTTTCATTAGAGGTCTGCCTAATGAATTCGATCCAGACTCCGCGGATGAACAGTTTATTGCTATGATGAAGAAGCACGTATTCCCATACGTGTTGAATAACGTTTCGCCTATTATCTCCGATGCTGAACTGATTAAGTTCATCCGTGAGTTATACTTGATGAAGGGCACAGAGCCATCGTTCAAATACGTATTCGAGGTTCTATTCAACACCAAGGCGGAACTTGATTATGGTAGAAAATACGTTTTTAGATCATCAGACAACGACTACAATAATCTGTCATATATCATTCTGAATGATCCGAACAATAACAGTATTTTGTTCTCCTTGTTGGGTAAGACGCTTGAGCAGAGTCAATCATCCGCGGTTGTCGAAGACGTTCAACTGTATAATACAGGTATCACTGCCGGAAACTATACGGGCAATTTCGTAGAAGGAACCAATGTCATTTACAATGCGACCTCTGATGAATATACTATAGATGGTTACATTGATTCTGGATTCTCGATTGGTACGCTAAATGTCTCCGTGGGTGATATTGTTATCGCCCCTACTTGGTTGATTCCTGCTGACACTATCGTTATTGCCGTTCAGGGTAATACGATCACACTATCAAATACTGTGCTAATGACACCCTCATCTAGGGTATCGTTTAGCACGTCAAAGTCGTATTACAAATGCATTCTGAACACAGAATCCATCATCAATACGTTCGATGATAGGCTGCCAATTTATGCTTCATTCTTGGGTGTTCCGACCGCAT